TCTGAATTGAGTTTCAGCTTGGGTTTTATACTTTGCGTAAATTTCTTGTATTCTTGTGAACTTTCCACCTACATCAGAAATTGTCTTATCTGTTTTTAATGGGTCTGTTAGTCCTTTGTATTCATCTGATTGAATAACTTGCTCTAGCTTCTGTTCTAAAGTCATATTCTCAATTTTCTGTGTATTTAATAAAGCATTAAGTCTGTAAAAAGCTGAATTACCTTTGTATTCATATTCAGTGTAATCAACATTGTTTTGAAATTTCTGTAAATTTTGTGGTGCTTTACCTAATCTTAATATTTCCTCTGCAACTACTTTACCTTCTTCTAAAGGTGTTGCTGTTACTGGAGAAATTATATTATTAAATGCTCTTTCAAAACCACCTTCAGGGTTTTTATGAGCCTTACCTGTAAAGTTAAATTTTGGTTCTGGGGGTTTACCTAATCCAGTTCTATATTTAAGTTGTGCTAGAAAATCTGTTGCATCTCTTAAATAAGGGTCATTAAGAATTTTAGTTAAAACATTTGGGTAATAACTTCCTACTTTATTACTGAAGTATCTTTTAACTGCTTTCTCATCTTGACTATATAATGCGTTCACAATTTCATGAACTGTTTGTAAATAAGTTTTACTTAATAAATTATCTCTAGTTGCTCTGAATACTGCTTTGGTTGCAATCCCACTTTTATCTAAAAAAGATAAGGGATTATTTTCTGATTGATTAAATAGAAACATTTGCATGTCTGCACCTAATCTTTCAATCTCATCTTGTGTTAATTTTTGATAATTAGTAGAAATATCTGCAACGATACCAAAGAAAGCTCCATAAGGGTCTAATCTACCAAAAGGTATTTGAACTCCATTAATTACAAAAGAATAAGGTTTAAAGTTTAATTCTGATTTTTTATATCTCATTAACTCACCATCTGTAAATTTGTCTAACATTTTACCATCATCAACTTTATTAGTTGCTGAGTTCATAATTCCCATTTTTTCAAATATATACGCTGAAGTGAATAGCATTGTACCCATAGCCATTTGACCTCTTGCTTTTGCAATCATCTTTGGGTCATTAGTCATTCCCAATAAATGTTTCATTCTGTAAGTCATTGCTACAGGACTTCTGTCCACTACTGATTTAGCTAATTGAAAAGGTGTTCTGATAAATGGAAACAGTTGTTTTAAAACTGGATATTCATTTACTGCTTCTTGAAACTTTTTAGTGAAACCTGTTAGTTCATTTGTGTAAGTAGCTTCTCTTGCATACTCTAATGCTTCTGGGTTAAGACCTCTACCATGCTCATCAAAACCTGCTTTGTAATAATCATCTACAAACTTATCTAGCTCTTTACCTTTTAGACCTGCTTCTAAACCATCTCTTGTTGCAATAGCTTGAAGTTTAGAACGATAATTAACTTGTTTAAATGCTTCATCACCTGCGTTCAATGCTCTAGATGGTAAACGAACCATAGTTCCAAATTTACCTGAACCAGTTGCTTTATTAGTTCCAGTATCAATTTTAGACATTCCTTCAGAACCTTCTAAAATTAACTCTCCACGTCTAAAAGCTTTACCACCCATTTTAAGAGCTTCACTCATATATCTGAATAGGCCTGAGAATGTAGAACCTGCTTCTTGTGATAATTGATTGTAACTAGCAACTTTACCTATGTCTCCATCTGCTAAAAATGCTGATATGTTAGAACCTAGTTTATCTTCAATAGGTTTAATTAAAGCTGTAATACCATTACCAATAGCATTAACTAATTGAGTTTTAGGATTAGACAAAAGTGCATTAATCCATATTTCATTAAGAACTTCCCATGTATTGTTTTTATATACAAAGTCTAAAATCTGTCTTGTTACGTCAGGTCTATCCAAGTCAGTTAATTTTTGCATTAACTTCTCTTTAGAACCTTTTATTTCTTTGCCACCAATTTTACCAAATTCTTCATACTCTCTTAAAGCATATTCTAAATTTTCAGATACTAATTTGCTATCTGTTAATTCTTTTTTAACAATACCTAATGTTCTAAAGTTACCACCAGTTGTTGAACCAAAATTCATTTTATTTTTCATCATGCCTAAAATGTAATTTAAAGTATCGTCAACATCTTTTTGCGTTCTAGTTCCCACTCCCATTTTAACTTGTCTTTGGAAAGCAGGTAATGCTTTGATTAATGAATGAAGCATCATCTCATGTGCGTAAATTAATGGAGATACATTTTTTGTACCTTTACTTAATGAACCAAATTCTTGATAAATTTTATTTACATCTCCACCATAATCTTTAATGGCTTTTCTTTTAATTACTTCATCACTGAATTGGTTATCTACTTTACTAAAATTTTTATATACAGCTTCGTGCATTGCCTTAACTGTTTGAATGAAACTTTTTGTTACAATTCCACTTTCCATAACATCTATGTTTAGAAAGTTGTGAGGTATACTAAATGCTTCTTCAGCATCTATTTCGCCTTTCTTCCATCTCTCATAGTTTACATTTAAGTCTTTACTTGCAATGTTGTTATAAAGAATAATTCTTTTTGCAGGGGTAATTTGTTCTTTAGGTTTGCTTTTTGTAGTTTTATTTAACTTTTTAGGATTAAATATTTTATAATTAACAATTCCATTTCCTAAATCATCTAATTTAATTCCATCAAAACCTTGTTGAATTAATTGGTCGTCTAGAAATTTATCACTTTGTTCTCTAGTTGCTAATTTTAAATTATTTTCATCTATAGTTCTTTCTATAATTCTTCCTGATGATGATGCTCCACTAGCACCACTTTGAATTTCAGATTTTAAATTTGTAAACCAGATTGAGCCATCTGCACTTTTTGTTGTATCAAAATCTTTAAATTTTGCACCTGTGCCATGATATATTATTGTTTCTGTAGTGTTGTCCATTGCATCACTAAGAATTTTCATCTTATCTGAAATGGTAGTTGCACCATCTAAAAGTCCTTTTGACTTTTCAATACCTAACTTAGCTTCTTCTATAATTTTAATATCATTGGCAATTAATTTTTCATCAATGTTATTAGAAATATAGCCTTTGCTAACTCTTAAACCTGCCATCAACACATCTGCAAATGCACCTATACCTGCACCTTCAATAGTATTTTTCATTCTACCTTCCCACCAAGTATCGTTAGGGTCGGACTGTAAATAACCTAGCCAAGTATCTGCCATCTCAGGAGAATGTTCTACAATCATGTCTGTCAATCTTCCTGACAATTCATCAAAACCTACAAAGTCTGCAATAGCACCTTGTGTTGTTGCTTTACCGAATTGTTTTAATCTTGTTGATTGAGTACCAACACCTAAACCTTTTAAGATTTTTCCACCAGTAACCCAACCTGCAATAAACTGAACTCCACCTTCTACAAAACTTGCTGTTAAACTTTCGGTGTTGTCATCAGGATTAATTTTATCAGGGTCATAAAAGAGACCTTTAATCTTGCTGTAATCTTTTTTACCTATATTTCCTGAAAATGGATTAATTAGACCTTTAACATTTCCTAGTTTGATTGCTTGGTCGTATGGAACATATTCCATCATTCCATTAGACGCTTCGTTACCATATCTGAAGCCACCTAAATTAGTCTTTTCTCCTAAAGTGTCCCCTAATCCCTCTGCAAGACTACTTGTACTATTTAAGAACTTTCTTGATGCTTCGTATGGTGCAACTACTGCATTATCAAATAACCAACTGGTTTTTGCACCTTCTGGTCTCCAATCTCCAATCATTCCTGCATTTTCAGCATTATCTTCAATCTTTTGAGCTTCTTCTGACTGATAACTTTCGTTATTAGCAATATTATCTAATATTTTCTGTTTCTGTTCTTCAGTAATATCATCAGGTACTTCTATAGAAGTTCCATTTGGTAAATCTAATTTCATTATAAGTTATTTTCCTTTGCAAATTGTTCTTTTGTAATTTTATATTTTTCTCTAAAGGGAACTGATTTTAGTATTGACCAGTCAGCAATCTGTTGTGCTAATTTATTAGGTTCTTTTTTAATTTTTTCGATAACTTGATTTGTTTGGTCTTCTAGAATTTGAACAGAATTTTTATCTGTAAGCTCAGATTGTCCTTGACCAAAAATAACATCATAGTTTCCAGTTTTCTTAATCAAAGTAATTTGCTTGTCGAACTGTGCATTGAAGTCTTCTTGTTTTTGAACTTCTCCTAATTTACCTTCATAGATAGGATTTTCTGCGTTAGCATCTAACCAGGCTAAAAGTCTTTTTCTTAAAAAAGCTCTTACAGTAATTGCTTTAGTTACATCTCCACCTAATTTTCCTGAAGATATAGATTTGTCAAAAGCTTCAAAACTTCCTGAAATATATAAATCATCAAAATATATGTTTCCTTCTAAATTCTGTGCGTTTGGAATTACATCTGATTTGTAAGATTGATAAGTTTGTTTTCTTATTTCACCTTTTGTTAAAGCAAGATAAGCTAAATCTGATGCTTCTTTGTATTCTCTATTATTAAGATGTTCTTCTATTTGTTTGATAACTTCATTGTCATCAGTATTACCACCATCATATTGTAAACTTTTTTTATATTCTTCTCCTGCTATTCTTTCAGCATCACTTCTTGCAGGGTCTTTAATCCATTGTGTTATATTAAAATTAGGGTTTTGTTTTTTAGATACTTCTAAAAAGTTATGAGTATCAACAGCAACTTTTTTATCTTTGACTGCATCAAACTTAACAATTTCATTTAATTTCTCATTCTGTTTAGTAATAAGTAAATCTTTTAATTCTTGTTGTTTGTTTTTAAGTCTGCCAATATCTGCAACATTTCCTGTTCCAGTTAATAATAATTGAGGAATATTTTGAATTACTTTTAAAGCAAATTCATAATCATCTGTAGTTGTTACATAAAGTTCTAAACCTTGAAAGATTGTATCAATAGCTTCTCTACCATCTCCAGTAACATCTAATAATGAGCCAATTTCATTTTGTAAACCTTTGGCAATTTTATCCCATTTAGTTACACCATTTTGAATTTCTACTTCAGACAAAAGGTCTGTATCAAAGTTTTTAAACTTCTCTATTGTTCCTACTATTCTGTCTTTAATTTTATTATCAAAGTCTTTATTAAATTTGTCTAATAGATTTTGTTTATGTCTAGCTTCTATTTGTTGTCTATAAGCTGATGTTTCTTGAAAAAAGCTTTTCTCTAATTCTTCAGGAGCAAAAAAGCCTAGTTTTTTATCTTTAACAAATAATTGTAATTGCTCTTTATAATATCTTTCAAAAGCTCCTTCTGTAAGGTCATTCTGAACACCACTACCATTGTAGTTTTTCTCTACTCTTTCAGTAAACTCATTAGCAAATGAATTAAGTGTTAGTTCTTTATATTTCTCTAAGTAATAAGGATTTGTAGTTTTATCAATTTCTCCATCTTTAACTGCATCTCTAAACTTACCCTTCATGTCATTATAGTCTTTTAAAGCTTTAGCTCTTTCAGACTTCTTCATTTTAACTTCTGCACCAAGTACTGCTTTTGAAGCACCACCATTAATAAAGTTATCTAGCGAAGCTGAAAATTCTTTTAAACCTGCAGGTAATGGTTTTTCCTGTGGTACATAAAATAAGTTAAAGTCTGTTGATAAAACTTTCTGTTCTTCAGGTTGAAGATTTAACTCTGGGTTTCTTCTATCTTTTATAGCCATTAAATATCAATGCCTTGTGCTTTCTTCTCAGCATCAGACATTAGTCCGGCGTTCTGTTGTTGAAATTTTAATGAATAATAAGTGTTAGCTACATTAAGTGCTTGTGTAGCAAATAGTAAATTAGGGTTTGGTGGTGTTAAATAAGTTTGTTGGCTTTCTTCTCCAAACTGAATTGCTTCTAAATTTCTTTCAAATTGTGAAACATTAATGTTCATATTGTTTTGAATAGCAGTTTTATAATTACCTTCAGTTCTGTAGTAATTTGCTAATAATGCATTTGTTGAACCAGATATTGCTAATCCACCTGCATCTCCTGCACCTGCAATATAAGTTGCTCTAGCTTTTCTTGCTTTTAAAGTTCCACTGTAATCTGCTTGTGCTGATTTTTCTAATTCTTGTCTAATTTTTAGAGTTGCCGAAGCATAACGCATGTTAGCATTTTTCTTTGCCATAGCATTTTGTCTTTGCTGTCTATCGTATTCGTCTTTTTGTTGTTGCTTCCCTGCTTTATATTGTAAACCTGCACTTGCTACACTTGCAACTGTTAAGGCGATTGTTGGACTACACATTATTAATTCTTATAAATTCGTAAAAAGGTTTATTTAAAACTCCATAGTTTTGTTTGTTAATAAATTTGAAACCACACCACTTTAACCATCTGATGTGTAGTGAATTTCTACAATCCACAAAGTTCCATAAAATTTTGTATTTAGTATTTAAGAAATCAATTACTTTTTTATTTTCTCTTAAAAACGAATATTGAATATCTTTTAATTTGTCGGTTGCTAATAACCATATTGCTCCAACATTATTTCCTACATCATTAATTCCAAATATTGCTACTGGTTTATTTTCTGAATTAACAATCGTAAAAACTATCACATTTTCAAGGTAGCCAATCATCAATGCTTCGTATGGTGTTAAACCTACTGAAGCTAATATTTCTTCTTTATCTGATTGTCTTAATCTTGGTGCTAAATATTTAATGTCTTCAAGTGTCGATAATCTAAAATGATTATTCCCTTGATGATGCTGTAACATAATAGCCTTGCCAGTTTGCGTTAATAAAGTTTGAAGGTAAGTGGCTATTATTTTTTAAAGTTATAGTAAGTTTGTCGTTCTCTGATTGAACTGCAAAAGTGTAATCTCCATCAGATAAATTAACTATACCTAAAGCACCTGTACCTGTTGTTGTTCCAGTGAATGATGTGGTTGATGTACTTCTACCTACTGGCACTACTTCTGTAGTAAAATAACCAGTATCATTGTAGGAAACATTCCAGTTTCTTATCTGTAATCTACCTTCTCTTACTGAAATTCTAGAACCACCACTGTCTGCTATTTGAATAAATTGTTGTGAAAATTGAAATGAAAATTCATATTGTTCACCAATCCATAAATTAGAACTAGTTAAGTCTCCTGATACAATAATAGATGTACCAGTTTGTGATACTATAGCTATTTCCTGTCCTGCAGTATTACTACCACCAACTCTACCAACAACTTTCATTGTATTAGTTATTGTATAAGGAATAGTGAATGTAGTTTTATTTGTCCCTGCATTGTAAGCTGAAGAAACACCTGTGCTATCGTCTTGAATTTTTCTGTCTAGATAAGTTAAATAAGTTGCAGAAGCATCTACTACTGCAGGAGATATATCTAAACTTTCTAAAAATACATCAGTCCCTCTTTGATTGACTATGTATAAAGTGTTTTCAATAAAATCTATATTTAAAATCTTATCTGTACTTGATGTTCCGAAAGTCCATTTGTGCCATGCACTTTGTAGTCTTCTACCATCTTGTAAATAATATTGATAAACAAACAAAGTATTTTGGTCTGCAGTATTTGAAGATAATGCAATTAAGATATTTTCATTTGTTGCTGAAGCTAATTTAAAAACTCCTGATGGAATATATTTTGGTATATTCGCTGACGTATCATCTGCTTGTTTAGTTCCAGTATCGTCTTTAACATAAAATTCTCTAATTCCTGTATAGCTACCTTTGTTAAAAGGAAAGAATACATTACTACCTGCACCTATTGGTTTACAAGCAGTTGAATTTTCATATTCAGTTGAAGTATTAATTGAAACATTTCCTGCTGTTAAAGTAGTTCCACCTGTAAGCATGAATTGTGTTTGGTCAGAAAATAATAATAAATCTTCATCAAAAGAAATTGCATGTCTTAATATAGAAACTTTTTTTGCAGTTGAAGCTACATCTACTGGGTCTGTATCTAAAGCATCTGTAACTGTTTCAGGAAAGAAATGAAAAAACTCTCCACTTCTAGACATGATAACATTTTCATCAGCAATAAAACCTAATCTATTCCTATGAAAGAAAATATCATTTATCTTCTTACCTATAAAACTTGGGTCAGGAGAACTGTCTTCATCTCCAACTACTCTATTGCCCCAACTAGGTACTGAATAATCTGTACTTGAAATAGTATATGTAGTTCCATCAACTTGTGTAAATCTAAAATTACCATCTGCTGTTCTTATTAAAACATGTGGCATCAAATCTTTATCAATAGTTGTTTTAGTTGAAGGTGCTACTGTTTCTTCCCAAACGTCATCTGAGCTACTATATTTTACATAGTAGTTATCAAATGAGTTTGATGCGTCTCCTGTAATTTCTACAACCATGTTGTTAATTGCAGGACTAGGCAAATCGGAAAAATTTTGAACTTTAGAAACAACTACTTGTGAAGCGTCATCTCCATATCCATCACTAGCTGTTACTGTAAGTGTGCCAGATGATTTAATTATTGAAAAACTTGAAGTACCTACATCTGCAAATGTAATACTACCTATAGTTCCACATGCTGATTTTAAGCCATTTCTAATAGCTTCTGTATCAGTGTTTGAACTTGTGAATGAGAAAGTACTTCCATCTATAGTTATAGAATACTTAGTACTATTAACTCCTTGTAATACTGAATAAATTGCTTGTTCTACTTTAGCTGTGCTTGTAGTTGAGGCCATAGCACTAACTTTAGTCTTGTTTAATATATAGGTATAATCAGCAACAGTTACAGCAACGAAATCAGCTCTTGGGTCAGTTGATGTTAAATAGTTAGATGCGTTTGTTTGCATCACAACTGATTTAGATACACCTGCTATTGTTTTAACTTGGATTGCTCCATTAGTGATAACAATAATATATCTTTCATTAACATCTCTATTAATTGTATGAATGTAAGCATTGTTTAATGCTGATGTAGATATTGTTGCTAAATAATTAGTAGGTGGCCTTTTCTTTAAACCTTCTACTACAGAACTAAAACCATTTACTTGTGATGTAGCCTGACTATTTAGTCTTAGGATTTCTGGTTGCTGTGAAACCCCTTGAACCAAATTAGGTATGGTTCTACTGATTAATGGCATTATCTATTAATTATGTATTTTTGTAAGTCGTTATCAAAAATTGTATTATCTCCTGTAGCAGTTTCAGCTTGTTTCATAACTGACAAACTTCTTGCTTCATCTTCAGAAGAAAATTTATGTAATGTAGTTGCACCTAAAGTTCTGTCATGGAAAACTCTAGCACTTCTAATTGTAATATATCGTCTTGCTTGTTCAGGTAAGTCTTCAAATTGTAAAAGATAAATTAAAGTATTCTCTGTAAAATCTTGTGTAAATACACTTGAATTTTTTGCTAGATTAAAAAGGTAGTTACCTCTTTGCACAACATCATAAGAAGATTTATCATATTTATTATTTAACTCTACTCTAACAACGTCTGTACCTACTGGAACTTTGTTGTTACTGTCTCTACTTAAATCTACTTTGTATTGAGTATTGAAATGCCAACCTGCTGATTGAACTTCTCTACTTATTTCATTTAAAATATTTTTAGCTGTTGTACCATCTACAGGTAAAGACCCTGTTAAGGTTGATAATGGAGCTTCTCCAATAGTACTTAAAATTGTATTGACTGCTTCTAGTTCAGTCGTTCTTGTTGTTATTGTCATTATGGATATAGGTTGTCAAAAAAACTATCAATTTTTCTATTAATGTTTTTTAAAAATTCTTTTATGTATTTCATGTATTTAAACACAGGCGTAGATTGTCTGTGTTAATCTCTACGCCTATGATTTTATTATAACTATTGAGCTATAATTCTTACTGCACTTTCTGGTCTTAAAATACCATGACCCAAAGCAAGTCTAGCAGTCATAAGATTGCCAAGTCTTCTTGCATCATAAGTATTTTCTAAAACTAAATCTTTTAGTTTTACTGTTCCGATTGCACTTTTATGGAAAACTACAGCACCCACATGTTGAGCATCAACATTGTATGTGTTGTTAGTTCCTGAAATCGCTGACGATTGGTCAGTGAAAGCAGTTACAGCAGTGTTAGATTTAACTATTCTAACTCCACCTACCATAAGAACTTGACCTTTTGAGAAATCTCCATTGTTTGAAGAAAAGTCTCTAGATACAAGTTTATCTA